TTTCGAGGAACGAAGATACTACAGCAGTTAGCGAAGAATCAGATCGAATGTATGAAGTGATGCAGCTCTGGCAGCAGGATATGATTCTTAGGGGGCTGACATCTGGAACGATTCGCCAGTATGGTCATGAACTCAAGCAGCTTATCATCTACGCGGGAATCAGCCCGTTAGAGATGGGCGAATACCATATCAAAAACTATCTTGCGTTCGGAAAAATCCGGAGGAAATGGAAAGACAAAACATATAATAGCAAGGTCCGGTCGCTGAAATCGTTCTTCGTTTGGGCGGTCGAAAACAAGGAAATGGCTGAGAATCCGATGAAAAATATCAAACCAACCAAGGAAGAGTATCGGATGCAGCCGATCCTCACGGCGGAGCAGAGGGAGATCATGCGCTGCGCCTGCCGGACAGAGCGGGAGCTTGCGGTTCTGGATCTGCTCTATTCCTCCGGTGGTCGCGTGTCGGAGATAGTGCAGCTCAATATTGAAGATATGGATTTTGTCAATCGCCGTGCCAGAATCTACGGAAAAGGACGGAAAGAGCGGGAAATATATTTTTCTCCCCAGGCTTCTCTCCATATCCGGGACTATCTAAATGAGCGCAAAGACAGCAATCCGGCATTGCTGGTGGGAGTCAAAGCACCCTATGAACGTTTGAGCATAGCAGGGATTCAGTACATCCTGAAAGATATTCAGAGCCGTGATGAGCGCCTTCATGGCCTCAAGATATCGCCACATACATTCCGCCGTACTTGCGGCACTGACATGATTAATCGAGGGGCGCCGGTCGAGATGGTCAAGGAAAAGCTGGGTCATGCCAAGGTGGACACCACACTGCAATGCTACGCTCAGATCGGCACGGAAGCTGTGAGAGATGCAGACCGGCGCTATGGAGCAGCATAAGAGGAAATATATAAAACATACTCGGCTGGGTCTTGTTGGTTTGGCAGGAACCGGCCGTGGCAGCAGGAGGATAGGAAAATTGAACGACGAGGCAAAGATTCAGTGCCCGTTTTATTTATCAAAAAAGCGGGAAAAGCTGAGACAGGCAATCACGATCACCTGCGAAAACATAGAGAATAATCTAGGCTTTGATGTCAAAAACATGCTGTCATTCAAATCTATCAGAGAGCGAACAGACTGGATGGGGCTGTTCTGCGAAGATGAATACCAGAATTGCCCTTATTATAAAAAAATTTATAAAAAATATGAGGAGGCAGAAGCGTGGGAATTGTCCAGAAACAGAAAAAAGAAATCGAAAGAAAAGAAATGCAGATAAAAATGCTGAAACAAAGCATCGCCGGAAGAGATCGGGCGATAGCGCTCTGGGAGGCACAGGCAAAAGGAGCGCGCGTGGTCCTGGAAGCTATCGTTAAACAGTATGGCAGGGTCGAATTGGATGCGACGCTGGCAACAGCTGACAGCAGAGATGTACAGGCAAAATTTGAGCCAGAAACCGAGAAGTGGATCATTGAGGTTGTTGAAAAAACGGAATAAAGAAAAAGCGCCGGGGGCTGCCCTGGCGCTTTTTGAAATTATGCGATTTCTGAAATGCGTTCCTTTAATCGTCTGACCTCATTCTCTAAACGATTCTAATCAGAAGCATCTCCTTTTCTGTATCAACTTTTAGAGCGTCATCGAGCTTCCGGCTCAAATCAAGATGACCTTCAGCGATAATTTTAATATTTCGGTTGGTTTCATTTTCGAGTGTCAACTGAATATCTGTTATTTCTTCATTAAATGGACAGTTTTTTAAAGTTACTGCAGTAGCGTTACTGGTGCAACAATAGTATCCTGGGGTCTTGATAGTGTGCATATCAGTTCCGTTTTGTATTATAGTTCCACTATTCCGGGGCCACAGCTCGCTATTTAACTTGCTACAAGTCTATTCCAGGATTCCCAAGTGGTCGGGGTGTAGTTTATGTTTCTTCGAAAATAAATAGCTTTATCACTCCAATCGGTCGAAATGGCAAATTGCGTGATCCAAGCGGTCGAACTATTTCCAAGGTTGTTGGATGTGTTAAAGGTTATTATGATCCAATAGCCCTCAAACGGAAGATTCAAGCCCGTTTTGCCCGTTTTGTAGATTCCGTTTGCTAGCATATAATTAACATTAGTGTAATATTGATATCTCGATTGAAAAGCAGCGCAAAAGCTATTTTCGCTACCACTTTCTTTTAGATGAGTGGAAGCCTCGCTATTTCATGGGACAACCTTTTGGCATATTATCCTATTTTTAAATACGTAACAGCTTTTAAAGCCAAATTATTAAATGTCTGTGAACTACCTTTGAACAAAATCCTAAACGTTACGGTTCCGGTATTCGAATCAAACGAAGCCTGAATTGCACTTTTCCAATAGGGATCATCTGTAAATGTGTTTACCGTTGTCGTTCCATATGCGCGACCATTGCCTGTTAAGATAAGTATGTCGTATACTGCAGATTCAAAAGCCAAACTTACCATATTTGCGCCGATTA